GGATCAGATCGTCAAACAGTCCCTGTTCCGGCGCAGCTTGCCTTGCGCGCGGCGGCACTTGCGGGATCAGATCGTCAAACAGTTCCGTATCGCTCATAACCCGGTCGGCTCAATGCCCATCTGGCGCAATCGTTCCATGACCGCATCCCGGGGTGCGCCCCTCTCGATGGCCTTGCGCGCCTGTTCCAGCGCCATTTGCGGGTCCACCCTGCCGCGCAGCATTTCCGGCAATTGTTGCGGTGCGGGCGTCCTGGGTGGCTCAGGCGGCCTGATATCCCTGGAGAGGCCCACCGACGCAGGCTGATCGCCATAGTCCCGCTGAAACGCCTCCTGCCGTATCTTCTGGCGCTCCGCCAGGATGTTCTGCAAGCGCTTCAGGTTATATTGCAATTCCTGCATGGTCATCTCCTGATTGAGGGAACCGAGCAGGCCTTGCAGCAGCCTGTTTTCATACTCAGTCACCTGACCGAGTGCGCCGCCGGTCGGCGAGGCATCGCGCATCTGTTGCAGCTCATCGAAGCCGATATTGGAGCGGATCGTGTCCAGCCGCTCCCGCAACGTCATCTGGTCCGACGACGGAATCACGTTCAATTTGGCGGCGAGGCCTGTCGTCGGGATGTTTTTTTCGATGAGCGCCAGCGAGCGGTCGATCTCGTCATTGAGAATGGCGTGCTTCAGCGAGAGGCTCTGCATGGCCGTGACAGCCTTGCTGTACTTCTCCGGCATCTCCGCCTGTTTGCGCCCTTCCGTCGCGCCGAGCGCCTTCTGCCTCTCTGCCTCATATTGCTCCTTCGGCACACTGCGCACAATCTGACGGCTGAACGGATCGACCAGATGCACCGTTGTCCCGGCATCAATCGGGATGGGCCGCCCGTGCGCTATTGTCACGCCTTCGGGCATGGCCGAGCGCACCAAAGCGCCATGTGGACCGGGCTGCAGCGGCACCACATTGCCATGTTCATCCTGCCCCCAGATCACGCTCTTGCTGAGATTGGTCGTGCCCTGCCGCTCCTGCATCCATTTGTGGAACGGGATGACCGGATCGCCAGCCGCCTTGCGCTGCGCCATGTCATACTGGTAGACCTTGATATCGACCGGCACCGCGCCGCCTTGCGAAGGCGGGTTCAGGCGATGTTTGATGCCCGCCTTCATCAAATCCTCATCCCCGGACCCGATCAGCACCTTGGCCAGATCGTCGCCCCTGGCGGACATGGCAGCCTGCGCCAGCCGCGTCCGATAATCGTCCTGCAGCTTCTTTGCCTCGTCGGCGTTGCCGTGCCCGGCAATGGTGTTGCCGACGAAAGTAAAGAAATCCCCCCAGGTTTTCGGACCCTGCGCGGTCTGATCGAGATACAGCTTCGCAAGGCGCGCATAGCGCTCATCGGGAGGATTGAGTGGTGCAAAAGCCGTCTTCACCATAGCCTGAACCCGAACAGATTGGCAGGATTGCTGGCAACCTTGAAGCCCGCACCCAACAATTGCGGAAGGGCATAATTCTGTTGCCGGGCCGCATAATTGCTCCAGGCCGCCGATGTGACATCCGGCGCAGCCACGCTCACGCCAGGCAGCTTGACATAGTCCGGCACCGGCACGCCCGATTGCATGCCCACCAGCCGCCCAAGCTCGTTATAGCCCTGATTGCGCGTTGCCAGGGCATTCCCGAACAGCCGCTGATATTCGTTGCCGGCCGCCAGTTCGGCCTGCATCGCCGCCTGCCCCAGAGCCTCGTTCTTTGCCCGCTCAAACCGGTCCTGCTCGGTGTTCCAGACCTCCGAGCCAATCGGAATGCCGCGATCAGACAGCGTGACCTCAAGGTTGCGCCAGGTGTCGTTAAACTGCGGCGTCATGCGCGCCACCTTGCTGTCATAGAAGGTCTGCGCAATCTGGTCCGTGCCGGGGAGCGTGGAGGGATCAAAGGCCGTGCCGGGCAGAAAACCCAGGGCATTATGAGACGCACCGGCTATTCCGCCCTGCACATCGGCCTGGGTATCAAAAATGCCCTGCATCTGCGGAGACAGGGATACCCGCTGCGCAACCGGATTGCCCTGCGCATCCCGGTCAAATGTCGTCGAGCCGTAAGGGCCGTAGCGGTCAATCGCATTGGCCCGGAGCGTATCTTGTGCCGCCTGACGATTGGCAATCGTCTGCTGTTGCGTCATCTTGCGCACGCTGGGCGGCTTAGGCATCTTGAAGCACATCGTCCAATTCCTTCGCCATGGTCACGCTCTCGAGATAAAACCCGTAGGGACGCAACAGCCGCTCCCACGCTTTCCGGCCGCTCATGACGATGCGCGCTGCCCCATGACGGCGCGCATAGTCTTCCGCCCACTCCATCACATGGGGCAAATACTGAACAATCCTGGTCCCGCCAGACCACACAATCACCAAATCCAAATCCTGCTTCTGGGCAATCAGCCATGCCTCGCCATTGCCGCATTTGACCAGCGTGCCGCCGTTTTCAACGACTGCCCACATCGCGCCCTTGGTCGTGTAGGCTCCCCATTCGTCGCGGTTCCGGTCCATTGCCGCCATCACGTCCTTGCGCACGCGCCAGCGGCTGAAATCGTCGGTAATTTCCTGGATCACAATATGCCCCCCTTCACCCAAATCAGATCGGTCGATGACCAACGCACATTATCGGCTGTCGAGCGCGTGCGAACCACGGGAGCCGCGGCGCGCCCGTAGCCAATCACCTGCCGCCAGAAGCGCGGCGTCCGGTAGCCGCCAGACCAGTCGCTGCCCCAATCGTCGCCCCATGACGCGCCGCTCACCTGCGCGGTAATGTCGAACAGACTCGTGTTGAGCGGCGCGTCAATGAAGTCCACATCCAGCGTAACCTGCCCCTGGCAAGCTCCATCGGTCTGCATGTTCACGCGCATGGCTGTGAAATGTTTCGAGCGGCCCGACCCGCCGGGATAGCTCGCACCCTGCCGGCATAGGGTCACAATCTGCGCACCCTCATCCGTGCCCGTGGCGTGCCTGAACACCTTGCCGCCCGTCGTCGCCCCAAAAAACAGCTTGCCGTCGTAGTCCGAGAACTGGGTCGCCGGCATGCCCGTGTATAGCGTCCAGGCATTTGCGCGCGTGTTGAACACATACACCCTGGAATTGTTCACCCCGGTCGGTATGACGAAATACGCAAGACCATCCCAGTAGTAGCCGTTCCACCCGGCATTGTTGCCGAACAGACGGAAATCCTGCGCCCAGGACGGTCCTATGCGCCCCCACACCGCCATGATGCCTGCTGCCGTCTCGTCGCTGCCCGACACGATGGCCGACAGCGGGATCGGACCCGACACTGTCAGAATGACCAATTCGCCGCCGATCTTCATGACAGCGTCAACACCTGCCGGGCGGGGGGCCTGATATTTGCCGGCAAGCCGGAAACTTGTCGCCGGATCGCCCTGATAGACAATCACCTCCCCTGTGTTCATCACCAGGACGGTAAAATCGTCCGCGCCGTCGCCCGCATCCTGCGGCGACCACGATCCAATGGCCACACACTTCCCGCCGGATGCCACTTGCGACAGCTGAAACTCGGTCAGCGCACCCGTCACCGCGCCTATTCCGCCATACCAGACATTGGCAGCATTCACCCGCGTGAACCACAGACGGTTACGCACAGCCGCCACCGTCTGCAGACTCGTCAATGTGGGGCCGGTAAAGCCCGTTGCCACAACGGACACGCCATCATACCGCCAAGGCGTATCGACACCATTGACGCCGAACAGCCATCCGTTGAAATTTGCAAAGCTCCACCGCGCGCCAACCGAATAACCGGTTGCCAGATCAATGGGCGTGCCCGACACGTTGACCAACTTCGAGCCGGTGCCCAGAACGGCATTTGCAACAAGCACACTGCCCGATGAACCGCGCCACGTCATCAGATTGCGGATCGAAGTGGCTCCTGTCACCGTCTGATACACCGTCCGGCCCGGACGCACCTTCACGTTGCCCAGATCGGGCAACCAATTTTCCAGGGCGCGGGCCTCAAACGGTTTCAGCTGCGCGAAGCTCTCGCGCGTGTTGAGCCCACCGACAGGCGCGGGAATCGATACACTGACGCCAGACCCGCGCATTTCCGGCGTGGGCAGGCGTGCCATCACCAGCCTCCTTCGGGCATATTGCCATACGGATCAGAGCGCAGCATCTGCCCTAAATCCACCATCGGACGCGGCCATTGCCCGGCCCGCCGGTCATCGATTGCCGCATAGTAATTCGCCTTATGATCAGCGTGAGGCAACCCCTTGCGCTCGAGAAACCGGTAGATGATGCCGAGCCGGAAAATGTCCTCCGGCAATCGGGGCTCGTTGTCGTCGCTGTTCCATTTCGGGATCGCGACGCCGCCCGATGTCTTGCAGTAATACCGGCTGTAGTAATCGTAAACTATGGTATAGGCCGCCGTGGGCGTGGGCTGGATGCGAAACTTGTCACCCGATATCTCATACTTGAAGCGCGTGCCATCGACGATGATTGAAGACTTCAGCGCCTGCCAATCGGTGGGGGTGACAGCCCGCAATGGCTGATGCTCGCTCCGGTTCCACGCGGTCAAATAGGCGAACTGGCCAAAATCCGCCGGCAAATCATACGACGCAACAGTGTTGACTGTGACAAAGCTGTGCTCGGCCTTCAACTCCTGCCACTTCCAGCGGCGCACCAACTCCTCGCCCGTGCTGATCGCCGACGCCAGCAGATTCTGCGCTTCAAGACTGGATGACCCCACAATGGAGGTGGGCACCTCAAAGCCCGTCAACTCGCGGATTGCTTCCTGGCAGATGGTCAGAAGCGACATTTATCGTCGTGCCGTTCTGCGCGGGCGTCCGCGTCTGGGCCGCGTTATCGTGCCCCCGACCGGCTGCGGCTCAACCTGCGCTTTAACACCCTGCTCCACGGGAACCTCGGTCACGCTGATGCCTGCCCATTCCGCAGCACGGTTGCGGAAGGTGCGGATGTGATTCGCATAAAACTCTTCGCCACTCCTGCGCAAACTCTCTTGTATGCCATTGAGGGTGGCATCGCTGGCGCGCGCAAAGTCCTCTGCGGTATTCAAGCCAGCCGTTCTTGCCTGCCGGATCACAGCCGCAGGAATGCGATCCCCGAGAAAATCGATAGGGATCGGCCGCCGTTCCCTGCGCAGCAGCTGCAAATACTCGCCTATCACTGACCGGAACCGCGTCATCAATCCGGCGCGGATAATGTCGTCGCCCTTCTTCTCGTCAAGCATCGCATCCGCCCGCACCGCCGTTGCGGACACGTCCCGGCCCATCCGCCGCTGCTTGGTGTCGTAGAACCGGTGCAGGATCACCGGCCGCGACGACAGCACCAGGCCGTAAGGATCAAGCCCTTCTTCCTCCACCAGACACGCCTCCACCAGCGGCTGGCCGTTGACCGTTTCCGCATCGTCCGCCGGCATCCACCGCGTCTTGAACGTATGCCGGAAGTCCGCAGGCTCCTGCGCCTGACGGAACACTGTCGCTTCACTCGTCACAGTCATTCAATATCCCCTTTCCGCACAAGAACAGGCCGCCATCCAAATGGCGCACATGCCTGAAATGACCCTCCAGCCTCTCCATCCACCATTCCTGGGGCCGCACCGTCACATGCAGCCTGCGCCCGATGTAGTGTCCAAACGCATCCGGATGAAACGCAATCGAGAAGAACGCGCCCTTGCGCACCGCGCGGGAAATATGCGCCAGCACATCATCCACCAGAGACTCGGGAATGTGCTCCATCACGTCGCAGCAATAGCCCCAATCCGCTTCCACGGGCAGAGACTGCGTCAAATCGGCTTCGAGGAAACGCAATGCCCTGGCCTCGCCGTCCAGACAATTCGGGGCAAAGTCGATGAGCGTCACATCCAGACCGGCCAGAGCCAGCGCCATCCCCGCCCGGCCGGTCCCGCAGCCCAGATCAAGCACCGATCCGCGCGGTTTGGCCTCTTGCAAAAAGCGCCGCACATGCATCTCGCCCGGAGACACGATCCGATATCTGGCATCGTTCCACATCAGGACATACAGGTCGCGCTCACTCAATGATGCCACCGGCGTGTTCACCATCGCCGGCAGCAACCCATGACCATGCACCCGGACATTGCAGCCCGCTTCCAGCAGGCCGCGATACACCCCCATGAACTTCTCCGCCTGCAAATGCATGACAGGGGACGCCACATAGGTCTTGCCCGCCCAAGTCACCGGCACACACGGCACATCGTCATTCAGCGGCTGCCGGTAGGCATGCGAACCGGTTTCCGGATCGTGACAACTGTCGTAGCCATACAGATGCAGCCTCCGGTATCCCATGAGGAATACCAACTCGAGCGCCGAAAGGCCGACCGTATAACCGGCATGCACCAGCGCCACCTGTTCCTGTCTGGCGCGCATGTGCGCCGGCCACAACTCATGCATGTTCGGGATTGCCAGATGCCACAGCCTGGCCTTTCCCCCGGCGCGCTGCATGGTCTCCGGATGCACCTGACTGGCGATCAGGATCGCCTCGGCCCCCTCGTCCACCAGCTCCGCCGTGCACTCACGGGGATCGCAAATCACCTGATATCCTGGCCGGATGCCATGCTCACCCAGCCATCGCGACGCCCCGTTGAGCGCAAACACATGCGCTCCATCCGCCTGCCAAACCAGTATCTCCTCAAGATGATGCCGCGCGGATGCGCCCCCGCCGACAATGACCGCCACCACATCATGCTCCCTGCCCTTCATGACCCAGGGAACAGGTCGCGCGGAATTCAGCCGGATGTGCTCCCGCTGGACATCGAGATCGACCCCGTCCACAATCCGAACGGGAATCGTCAACGGCATCGATGCCTGCGGATGCTGATAAACAACACAATGGTCCACCCTGTCCTCCATTTCAGGGAAGGGACAAGATGTCCCTTCCCTCCGGCCAAGTCAATAGGCGTGCGGACGGTTCAGCATCACCTTGACGCTGGTGGTGCCCGATGCAGCCGCCGACAGCGTAATCGCGCCGCGTGCAGCAACGCCACCAGACGCCGCCACCAGCAGGACGCCACCAGACGCCCGCACCGGCGAACTGGCTGCAATGGAGGCAGCCGCCTTTGCAGCCGTCGCGCGCCCGGCAATCTGATACCACCCGTATTTGTTGGCGCCAGTGGCCGCCATCGCAACCGCCCAGGGATACGGATTTGGAGCCGACATCGTCGCCAGCGCAGTCTGATAGGTGTTGTCGTAACGCACCACCGAGCCGGCAGCCGTGCTGGCAACGCCCTTCAGATAGATAAACTCACCCGCACCGATATCCGGATCGAACGCCTGCACGATGGTCCCCAAAGGATGCCGCTGATCGTCGGACACCTCGTTGATGGGCTGTGCATCCAGAATGGGTGATGTGATGTGATATGCCATTGTCCCCTCCTTAGGCCACGATCACGAAATGCCGCTTGCGGCTCGATATGGTCAGGTTGCCGGCAAACCAGATCGGATAAATCCACGCATCCTGATTCACCGAGCGTTTCAGGTCATCGATCTTGAAGAACCGATCCTTGTGCGGCCGGAAGAACACGAATTTGGTGTTCAGACCATACATCCGGGTCGCCGAACAGTGGGGATCGTGTATCACCATCGCGCCCTTATGCTCGTATGCCTTGAAGCCGACCTTGGCCATTTCCGCGTTCAGAAAGCGCTGATTGGGCTGCAGGGCCTGCTCAAAGTAGGAAAAATAGGTGTCGCCAGCCACGATGACATCCACCATGTCGCTGCCGCGATTGGTGCGCAAGAACCCAAGGTTGATCGCGCGGATCATATGCTCCGGCGTCGAGCCAGGGTTCAAGCTTTCGTTGCTGAGATCGATCACCACGTTGCGCCACCACGTATTCGTGGCCGCGTCTATGCCCCCAACCGTGCCAGTGGTGGGCGCATCCGCAACCAGATGCTGCAGGCCGCCAATGGCCTTGCCGCTGTGCTCGGTGTTGGAGAAGAACAGCGCCTTGCTGACGGCGTTCTTTGAGGTGCTCATCGCCGCCTCGATCTTCGCCTCGATCAGCTTGATCATCTGACTTTCGCCGCTGTTCTGAATCTCCTCCAGCCCCGATTGCGTGATATGCGAATAATGCTGCTTGATCGCAAAATTCGCGCTCGTCAGGACCTCCGTGCTCGACGTGTCAAGCACTTCCGAACCTGAATACCAGCCGGTGGCCGACACTTCCGAAAACAGAACCTGTTCGGTAATCTCGACGCCGCCGTCAAAGGTATCCACATTGTTGCGCTTGCTGAGATGCAGCAACAGCGCGTTGTTTGCCAGGACATCATTCGCGGCGCTGTCGCGATAATTCGCAATCGCCGCCGAAAACGCCTGCGTGTACTTGCTGTTAGGTGTCGTCATTCAATCCTCTCTCATCCATCATGACGACAGACCAACTTGCGCCGCCGCTTGCCGCACGGCATCCCTGACGCTTACCGCACCGCGCGGCTTCACGTCAGGCGCTGCTGCGCCGGGTGACGGCCTCACCGCACTTGCCTTTGCCGCCCGTTCCGCCGCCATCTGGGATTGCCGCTCCTGCAGACGCCGGGCCAACTCCTCCTCAATGACCCTCTCACGCATTTTCGGATCGGCGTATATCGCCAGCTCATATGCCCGCTCAAGCTTCCGCCGCATCTGATGGTCAGGAATCTGCCGCAACTCGGGATGCTCCCGCAGCAGTTTCATCATGGTTTCGGACACGTCCTTGAACAGCGGATGTTTAAGGTTGCCATGCGCGTCCTTTTCCGCCTCGAACGTCTCTATCTCCGCCACCATCGCGTCAAATGCCGCGCGCCGTTGCGCCTCGTGGAGCTGCTGCAATTGCTGCTGCAGCTGCGCGTATTGATCTGCCAATTGCTTCACATGCGGGTCCATCCATTCGTCTTCGGATGCCCGCCCGTTCACGGTTTGTTCTTTTTCGGCAAAAATTTGCTCCGGCCTCAGTCCGGCCTCAGCCACAATTCGCCGCACAAATGAGACAGGATCGCGGTTCATGGCGTCGTGCATGGACAACAGATAGCGCACCGCGCCAACCTCGTCCAAGCCAGCCGCCTTCATCTGCTTGCGATGGTCTTCCGAAAAAAGGCTTTGGAGACCTTCCGCCGTCTTGCGAAGGGCCGCAGCCTCCTGGGTCACTTTCGTGACCAGCGTGTTGGCCTCCCTGTCGCGCTCCAGCAATATCCGCTGCGCCTCGACAGGCAGCCGTTCAAACTCCGCGCGCCGCTCCGCAGGCCACCGGCTCGGTGCCTTCAGCACCTCAACCGCCTGATCGCCCGTGCGCGCTTCCTTCGCAGGCTCCACAACCGGCCCGGCAGGCTTCTCCGCCTGCCGCTGCGCCTGCAAAGCCGCCTGAGCCGCCTGCTTGGCCGTCATCCGTACCGGCTTCGGCTCAGGTTTCACGTCCGGCTTCGGCTCAAACTTCGCTTCCGCCCTTGCGTCCGGCTTCGGCTCCGCCTTCACCTCCGGTTGTGAGGCCGCACCATTGTCAACCGCTTCCGGGCCAGAGTCGGCAACATCCGCCGACGGGCCTGAAAGACCTTCTTCTAATCCGTCCATCCGTTAGGAACCCCCTTGGACAACTCTTCCCAGCGCTCTACCCGCGCCCGATTCTCCGCCACGATATCCGCCGCGCAAATATCCGTACCCACCTGCACAACACCATGCCGCCGCTCATATTCCCGCAACTGCGACCGGCTGGTAATCTCTGCCGGCTCCCGAGCCGCCAACGCCACAAATGGCTGAATGTCCCGCATCACCGTCACCTGAAAGTCAGACCGGCAGTCCGGCGCGTCGTCCCGCTTCCCCGGCAACTCCGGCGTCTCCCACCGGATGCCGCTCAAATCAAGACCTGCCAAAGAAATCATAGCTGCCTGGCGCCCCGCCTGCCGCCGCTGCCATCATCTCCTGCAGTTTCAGCTCCTGCATCCGCAGATCAACAGCCTTCTCCCGCATCGCAGCCTCATGCTCCTCAGTCCTGATCGCCATATCCATCTCAGCCTTGCGTTGCTCCATTTCCTGCTTCATCACCGCAGGGTCAGGTGGCGCCTCAGGCCGGGCAGACAACAAAGCGTCAAACGCATCCTCAAGCGCCTCCTCCATCACCCGCCCAACCTGATACGGCCCAGACGCAAACATCACAAATTCCTTCATCAGATTCCCCAATGGCGGCACGCTCTGCACAACAGGAACAACCTTTTCAAGCAACTCCGTCATCGTCCGCAAATACTCCAGACGCTGCTCCTTCTCGCCCTGAGAGTCATCAAAAGACGTAAGGTCCGTTTCGACATCCACCATATAGTTCCGGCGCTCATCCGAGCGAAGGACAGACTCAATTTCTTCCCACGCCACCGCATCCGCCACCATCGCCACATCCGCCGGGGCCATGCCCTGCGCCGCCATCACCTGCTGCCTCGCCGCCTCACGCTCCTGCAGCAACGGCAACGGCAGCCCCGTCATTGCCGCCAGACGCTCACGCCCAAACATCTCAGCCACAATCTCGGCCTGCATTGCATACAAATGCCGCACAAACCGATGGATCGCCCGCTTCTTCAGAGCCAACCGCCCGGCACCAAACTGGGCTTTCAGCTGCTGCGCCCCCAGCGTCTCATTCGGGTTGGACGCGCCACGCATGATGTCGCTCAGCCCCGTCACCTCATATATGTGCTGAATGAGTTGGGCCTGACGCTGGCTCAAGGCCAAAATCGCTTCCTTGATCGGAGCCAGGTCCCGCGTCTGAAACGCGCCCCTCAGACCGCCACCCTCCGCCAAATCCCGGAAATGCCGGTACGGCAAAAACTGACCGTCCTGAAGTTTCCCCAAATCCGCAAGAATGGTGCTGTCGTCGTGAGACGCATCATATACCCCGCAATAGGTCAGATACTCCAAAAGCCGGTATATGCGCGTGTTCACACGATCCAGTTCCGCCGCCTGGTCCTGCCACTGCAAAAACTCGGGACGGGGAATCATCAGGCCCGCCGGCTTCACGCCATAAAGCGGGGCAGGACACGGAAAAAAATCAACCAGTCGATACGGGTCAAAATCGTGCCTCAAAATCCGGTCATAGTCCTCAGCCACATACAGCCGGGCACGGTCCCGAGCATCCCAAATCTCCCACACCTTCGCCCGCCGGATGTCCCCGGAGTCCTCGCTCGACTTCCACCCCTTCCGGTCCGTCATCTCATAATTCAGCGGAACGTCGTGCCCAGGAAACTGCCGCTCAACATCTTCCCGCGTCATCACATGCAGACGCGCCACCCACGGCACATCACGCCAATGCTTCGCGGGACCGTGCCGGAAATCCTGCCAGTGCACATGCACAACCCTCACCGACTGATCGCGGATCACATCACCCTCAACATCCGCGTAATACTCCAGCCAGCACGTTCCGCGCCCGGCCAACAGCATGTCCTCTATCGCCGCCTCAATCTCAACCTCCATATCATGGCGGTTCCCACACGCCACCAATGCACGCTCCAAAAGCAACGATATCCCGCGCGCAACCTTCTGATCCCGCCCGCTCGCAGAAAATACCCGCCGCACACTCGGAACCCCAAGCCGCCCGAACAACGCCCCCTTCAATACCTGCGTGTTGCTCCACAGGACGTTCACCCGCCGCGTCGACGTGCTGTCGGCAACGTAATTCGCCCGGTCGTCAATATAACGCGCCACAACCTGATTGGCCTCCTTGTGCCACTTCTTTTCACGGTTGTCGGCCGCCGTCAGTTCGCCCCGCCAATAGTGCGCATCGCGCTCACTACGCATCGCCTATCCTCGCCTCCCCAAATCCCCAGCCAAACGAATGGAATTCTTCAACCGTCATGGGATTCCGAACCGGTTTATCCTTCCGCTGAACCCTGTTCGCCGGCCTCTCCTCACGATAGGCCATCGCCAAATACCGCATCGCATCCGCCGCATGCGCCGCCCAGTTCGCCAGAGGCGCATCCAGAAACGTCTTGCGCTTCTCGTCATACTGCGCACGATACTGCCTCAACGCCTCCAGACCGTCCCGGCACCGAACGCCGTCAATCCACATGCGCCGCAACTCCAAACGTACCGCGTTGATCCCGTCCATAACCTTGTGCGGGACAACCAATCGCGGTCTCCGCCCCATCGCAACCAACGTCTCCAGTCGCGTCTTGCCCGTCTCCAAACTCTTCACACGCGCGTCTTGCGGTACCCAATCCGTCCCGTTATACCCGCGCTTGTTCAGCTCCGTGGCATAGTGCTCCATCGAATACCCATAAAATTGCAGGAAATCGACAACACGGATTTCGCCCCCTGCCGCCTGCCAGCACCAGATCGCCATGTGATCGCCCCTGCCCAAATCCCACGCGGTGTGAACCGGTATCGCCGGATCAATGGCAACCGCAGTGATCCGCCCCTCACGCTCCGCGTCCGCAATCTCACGGCCGTAATAGGCCCCCAGAATCGCAGCATCAAAACTGCACTCGAATTCCTGCTCGTACTGCTCCGGCGTCATATCAGCCCGAGCCGCTTCCAACTCTGCCGCAGGCAACAAACCAGTCTGAGATGCCCGCAGGCAATCGTAATACCAATCCGTACTCGCCTCTGCCTGTACGCAAATTTCCCAGAACTCGTTGCGGCCACGCGGCGTGCCGATAAACACGGCCCAGCCTCGCCGGTCTGCCAACATCGGACGGATCACCTCGCCCCAAACCCCTGGGCGCATATCGGCAAACTCGTCCAGCACCACACCGTCCAGATAGCTGCCGCGCAATCGGTCAGGATTGTCCGCCCCGTGAATCCTGATCTTGCTGCCGTTGAGCAGCTCTACCCACAGCTCGCTGTTATTGATCTGTTTGGCAACCGGTCTCGAGTACCGGATCAGATAGTCCCACGCGACCTCTTTTGCTTGCCCCAGATACGGAGCTACATAGGCGTATCTGCCTGACGGCCTCTGCAATTCGAGCGCGCGCTTGATCGTGTCGTTGATGCACGCAACCGTCTTCCCAGCTCGCCTGTGCGCCACGATCGCGGCAAATCGCTGTCCGCGCGCGTGAAACGGCAAAAACGCCTCACGCGGTGCATACTCTATCGTGATCACTCGCGGTTCGGAGCAGGCATCTGCCATTGCACGACAATCGGTTGAGTGTTGTCGCCGCTATGCATGACCTTGTCCTGCTGATCCAGGTATTGCTTGCCCAGCCAGACCAGCATCGTCGGGTTGCCCGCCAATGCGGCCTCGAATTGCGCGCGGCGAAGAGAAATCAAGCCTAACCCCCTGCCGCTCTCCCA